ATATAGAACCCTCTCGCAGATCTTTTGCGTCATATATTCGCCCAGAATCAGAGGTAAAATCGACCGGATATCCAGACTTCCTATTTAGTTTAAGTTTACCTTTCGGTAAGCCCCTTGGCCTACCTTGATTTTTTTGACTTTCTGTGTTCAGCCACTCCTCCCAGCCCTTGCCCCCGCCGCGAAGCTGCTGATATGACTGCCGACTAATCTCTACACCGCGATCTGTGCTATTTGGCATATAATATGTATCTTGATCCATGCCAACAATTTGTTTATTATTATTAATAAACCTTGTCTTAGCTGGTTTATTTCCTAGATCAACTATACCACCAGTAGCATATCTGTTTTGATTCATTGCCGCAAGAGTACCAGTGCCAATCTTATTAACACTACTCTTACGAATAACAAACTCACCCGGAGTCAACATGGCGGGAACGGTATCACGATTTCCAGATCCGGGAACCATACCGCCTCTGGCAAACTTACTAACAGTACCTACACCGCCAGCCCTTCTGCCAATACCAGCAAAACTAGCGACAGCTGGAGCAAGCCCCTGTCCAAGCTTTAAAAACGTTAAACTAGTCAACAGTGGAAGCAGTGGCTCTAAAGCTTCTGCAATTTTTATAAAGGAATCTGCTAGCTTTAAAGCAAAACCCGCTATGCTTCTAAACGAAGAACTGTCCGCAAATTTACGAAGCAAAGCATCAAAATTTTCTCTAACCTTTTGGACTTGAACACCAAGAGATTGCTGCGCAGTTTGCGCGTCGGCGGCCACAGAACCACTAGCTGCTTGAGCGACATTCAAAGCATCCTGAGCCGTCGCAAATTGATTTATAAGAGGGATAACTTTACCAATCTGCCTAAAACCACCAAGCTCTTCTACTATTTGAGAAAATCTAAAGTCCCTTGGATCTAACCCAGAAAGACCCTTTGATAATCTTCTCACCGCTTCAAACGCGCCAACAAACCTACCCTGACTATCCTGAAGTTGAATATTGAGAGCCTTCAATTGATCTATTGTTTCTGGACGCTGAATACGTGTAAAAATTGTACGCAAACCAGTAGCAATAGTTTCAGCGCTTTCACGAGTCGTGGCTCTAACGCTTGTAAAAAGAGCTATCAGCTCATTAACACTACCTCCAGCGGCAGCAAACACACCACCAGTACGACGGATAACCGAAATCAAGTCACCAGATTCAACTGCAAACTTTTTAGATACCGAGTTAATAGCATCAAGAGATTTTTCTAGAAACGCTATATCACCGCCGGACGCCCTAGCCTCATTGCCAAACTGACGAAGCAAGGCGATAGCACCTTCTGTCGTCTCTTGTATGCTGTCAAACGTTGCTCCCAAGCTAGTCTTAGCTAATATGTCAAGAGCGCGCTTAGTGTCTTCGGCAGCAAAACCGGCCTGTGACAATGTTCTAGCGACACTTAAAAGATCTTTAGACGAAGCGCCTAAGCTGGTCGAAAGTCTTGTAACCTCATCAGATAGAGATCTTAACTCTCGAACACTCTTTCCAGTAACTTGAGAAATTCTAACAAGCTCTCTTTCAAAAGCGACCGCCTCTTTAACAGAATTCTTAAAAGCGTTAGCAAGTGCGAGGAATGAGCCTGTGGCAATTGTAATCACACTAAATCGACGGGCAGACTCTTGAAGCGTTCTATTAAGTTCGCCCATAGATTTATTAGAAGATCTAGCATTTTTATTAAATTGACCAAGAGCCTTGCTTGACTGAGCTAGATTTTTTGTGTTCTGTAATTTAATCTGAACGCCGATAGGCTTTAATTGCCTGCGGATTTGATTAATTACCTGATTTGTGTTTCCGGGTGCTTGAAGTTGTAGCTGCGCCGTTAAGTTGAATGCCTGTGCCATCTTCTCTCCAGTGTGAAAGACAGGGGAGCGCGCGCTCCCCTTATCCAGTTACCTAAAAGATTATACACAATTAAACACTTTCTTGATCAGTTTTAGCTCTTCTTGGTTTCTTTTTTGTGGCCTTGGGCTTTTCTTCTTTTTCTGCGCTAGCTTGAATAGGATTATCTTCATCATCCAAGAAAGGCTTTCTTTCGGCTATGGACTCTTTAACCCAGCCATCTTTACCCTCAACAACACGCTCACCATCTCTGTTTACAAAGTAAGGATTTTTCTTAGCTTTATAATCATCATCATTTTCATAGGCGATATAACGACCTTCTTCATTAGTGAGCCTGCCTTCTGAATCAACAGTATGACCATCTTCATTAATAAATCTAAGCTCATTATCGACAAACTTAAACTCTTGTAAGAACTTATTTTCTTCAAGATTTTTTTCATAGTTTGGATCAAGACCGTACATGGCATTGCCAAGCTTCTCAGCCGCGACAACAACCCAAGGCTGATTAGCAGAAGCATTGTAATCTGCCTCGCTAGCGAAATATCTTTGTCCATTATCTGGATTTAAAGTGCAAAGCCTAACAAGCTCTTCAAATCTAGCATTGTCAGCCTGCCCCTCTGCCGAAGCAGCGTCTAGTGCGTTTCTTTCTGAAATAAGATCTCGGAATTCATCTCTTTTCTTTCTAAGATCAAGAGCTATTTCCTTTGCCGTCGTGAGGCGAATACCACCCTTTTGTAGTGACTCCTCCATTGTGCTAATCTGCTCAAGCAAATCATCATATTGCTTTTGCTTCGCGTCGTCCCATAGGTTTTGATCTCGCATATAAGAAGTTAATTTTTGTCTAAGCAAAGCGCCATCATCTAGAGCTTGTTTAAATGCTCTATTGTAAACAACTTGTGACTTTTTGATTTCCTCTGCTCCGGGAGTCTTAATTTTGAATTTTACCATATCGCCGTTAAGATCTTCACCTTCAAAAATTTCTTTATCCGTCATTTTTATCTCCTTTTGGATTACCCACAGGAAGTTTAATTAAGTACTTCTTCCTGCTGATTTCGTAATTAATAAATTCTAGCTCTATCTCTCTAATTTGAGTGTTCCCTCTATCTAATATCTTTGCTCTTACCTCCTCGTATATTTCCTTCATATGCTTTTGTTCTTCGCTTAACTCTGTGTTATTATCACCAAAGCCCCACAAAAAACCAAAATAATTTTCTATATCAGACAACGAACCAATCATCGTCGTTTGTATCTTTTTCTTGGCGTGTTTCAAAAGAGACTCATGAGAAACATCTTTTGATCTCTGCTCTCTTGCGCTCTTATACTCTAATGAGTTCTTTATAAACTTATCATATTCCATTTTATTTTCCTCTTATTTTTTGCATCGCCTGCTGATGTCTTTGTGCAGACAAATCCTGCCTAACATCTGATAATTGAGTATGTTTTACTTGTCCAGCGCTATCTATTTGCGCATTTCTATTTGCGATAATACTTTTGCCAACAACGTTATTCATGTCATTTATTTTCTTGGCAGTGTGGCCGTCTTGAGCCATCAAGAAAACCTCCTGAGAATTCGCTATTTTTGAGTTTCCAAGCCTTTGTTCCATTTCTCTCTTGTTTTTATTTTTCTCGTACTCTCTTCTTTGCACAATAAACCAACCATCAAGACAGTCATCATCATCAATAACATCTTGAGGTGGTGATTCTGAGCTTTCATTGACATTATCATACATAGAAGAAAACTGACAAAGAGAAAGCTGATCCCTAGTTAAATCTATTGCGGATTTATTAAATACTCCAGAGTGCCTTTTTCCAGATACCCACATCCCCCTAAAGGGGTCGTTTCTCGCTATGCATCTAAACTCAGAGCTAGTTATAGCTTTATTGTTATAATACTCCATAATTTTTGTTAGTGGCATATCAGAAGAGTCCATAGTTTCTGCGCTTCTATTCTTGATTGTTTTAGACACGATCCATACAGACTTAGCCAGAGAAGCAACACCTTCACAAGAGATATGGTCCAAAAGGTGAAATCTAGACTTATATTTTTTATAAATATATTCGTGATTTCTTATTCCGGCTTTAGCGCCTTTAAGAAGCGGAACATTGTACCAATTTTCGTATGCGTAGACTTTTAATCTTTCAATTTCATCTTCTGCTTTTTTTGCCTTTTCGTCATCTTCTGGAGACCACATTTCATTATTAAAAAGAACCTCTTTTAGCTCTTCTTTGATATATGTTCCACTGAAGTAGGCTTCATCATACGCCTCTTTATATATGTCGTATGACTCTTCAAGAATATCATTATCTGGCTCATATAAATAAATATCAGGGCCGAGAAACGACAAGCGCAACCGACCCTGAATTATTCTATATAATAGATTCTCGTAATAAGTGCTGTCCATCCAAAATCCAATTATCCGAAAATTTTAACTATGGCTAATCTGATATAGCCGTCTGATTATTAGTCACAGTCAACGAATTGAAGTTACTATAGCTATAAGTAACAGTGGCGTTTCCGCCGCCCGTATCACCACCAGTATAGCTAACACTAGAAAGCTTGTTTTTGCTTCCAAGGTCAATTACCGTACCAGCATCGTCTCTAATTATAATCTGTCTGTCTTGAAGGTTTGGAGCATTACCGGAAACGCTAACCAAGTCACCAGACGTTGAAATAATTTCAAAGTCGCATGTAACTTCGATTGGGAAAGTGGCGTATCTGGTATAGGGTCCAAATCTGCCAAGTTCCTGAGCGCTTTCCTGACCAAAGTCAGTACTAATAGCAATACTTTGGATATGAAGGCCGGAACCCTGACCAACTGCATTGTCGGTATCTTGGTTTCTAACAACTTCAGCAGGAATAGCCGAGCCACTTACGTTGACGTTAACTCTTCTAACGACGCCCTCCGCAGCCTCATCGGTGCCATCAATTCCCGCATCGCCAACAAGGTCAGTAGCTGTACCCCAAATGTTCGCCGCGCTTTTTGCCATATACCCAGTATGGGTTTCCGAGTTCCAAAATCTATCGTTGCCAACCAAGCCAATAGACTCTGTAGCACTTCCGTCAACACTATAGTTGTAGCTGACCGAACTGATAAACATTCCAGAGTTGTAACAAACATTTCTTGGAACACCGGTTGCGTTGTTTAGCCCGTCGTCAAAAATAGCAACATGGACATCGCACCTAGACTTTGAAGCCGGAACAATACCATTTCTACATGCGCTTCTACTAGCAGCGTCATAAATAAGCCTATATCCGTCAATCACCTTTTCGATGTTGACTTCGATATCAGCAACCTCTTCAACATTTTCATAAATTTCGATTTGACCAAGCTCAAAAACCTGATCAAGAGTAAATGTACTTGACATTCCAACGCTTTGAACACCATGCAAGATGTCCTCTTGGCCAAGTGTGCCTTCGCCCCTCTGAGCAATAGCCACAGCCTGACAAGCGTAGAAAATTCTCTGATTTCTAGCCATTTTATTCTCCTGTAAAATCTCTGGTAAAGATCATGATTATATACACAAAAAACTAAATTATATGGCTTTTACTTGTGTAGAACAGCGAACACCGCCAATATAAAGATCTGGAGATAGCTGAGTGATGTCCTGAGACCTAGAACTATTAATCCAACATTTTCTCCAATAAAAATTTTCTACCAAGTTAGGATATAGCCCACTGGGTATTGCATTTTCTCTTAATTCATTTCTATAATTAAAAGGCGACACACCAGACATACCAACCTGAGTAGGGTCAAACAAATGGATAGTTTTATCATTTTGATAAAGAACTGTATCCATAATATTGGCACATTCCCAGTGGTTCTCTGTTATTACGTGGAAAATTATTTCATTATTTACCCACTGACCACCACCAAGCTGATAGCCCTCCAAGCTTCTTGGCGGAATAACCTCAACAGCTAAGGCCGGAAGCTGTACTCTTGTCTGACCAAGGTTCGCCCAGCCGCCAGACCCAGAAACCTGAAAATCAGACTCATTTCTAAATGATCTCTGTTGTATCTGTCTAAACCAAGAAATACCCTCGGCAGGAATAACATTTAGCCACTTATGACTAAACTCTACCTGTACTTGGCTTGAGGTACTAATAGCGGAATCAAACACAATTCTGCCGTTTTTGTAGTCAATGTAATATGGCTTAGAAACATTATCAGTAGCGTAAAAGTCGCCATCTATAAACACCCCCGAAATTGAAATTGGCTGTTGCGTCGTACCAGTTATGCCGGATTCCCAAACCCAATTCTGTCGATAGCCCTCCCAAACCTGACCATTTGTATAGTTTGGACCATCGGCTAATCTAAGCTTATGCCTATCGCCACCATAAATACCAGACTGAGGAATAGATATATTATAAAAAGATCCCCTATCGAGAAATCCCCAATCATAAAAATTGATAAAATTATCAAGAAGGATGTTAGATATCGTGGCGTCTTGAGCATTTGATACACTATTTAGTTTTGTATGAGGACCGCCTGTCATCTTGTCAGCTCCTGTCTAATTGTTTTATTTATAGCAGGAATAAATGGGTAAAGCGCTCTTGTTATAAAGTTCCGCTCGATAGTGCCGGAGTATCTTGGGTCAACTCTAAAAGGAGCAGCTTCTTCAATCATTCTAGCTCCACCAGTTCTACCTGCGCCCGGCTTATATTCAACTCCATAGTTTTGAATTATAATCCTGTCACCCTCAAAAAGAAGCCATTGCAACCAAGGCATATATCCACCAGTTTCTATCTCTTGCACGGATTCCGGTAAGCTAAATAGGTTTGCAGCTCCTACTGGCTGAACGCCTATCGTTATACCGCCCTTTAATCTGCCTCCAGACGCAGTAATTCTTTTAACCTCAACAAAAACAGAATTAACTATACCATTAATTATTTCTGGAGTCGGATCGCTAGATAAACCAAAGTCAAGCCTTAATTTACCATCATGTCTAGAAAGCTCTTGAATCTCAGGACAATCATTAATAGCATCATAAACAATATTTTTTACTCTTGTCTTAATTCTTCTAGAAGCGTTTTTCAAAGCGTATTGCCCCTCTTTAGCAAGCGCTTGAACCATAAGCCTCTCTATTTGTTTATTGGTTTTAACTATTTTCATTTTCCAGCCCTAGTCCAAAATGTAACAACATACTTTGTATCATTTTGTTTAAAGCCCTGCGGAAACGACGGACCCGACTTTTCAAATCTAGATTCGTCATACTTCTCAATACCATCGTATAATGGTATTAAGTATTTTGCTCTATTTATTTTTTCTAAATCTGTCATGTATGATATTGTTTGTATTCCACCATCGGGAATATCAATTTTAAAATCAGTACTGACCCAAAATTTTCTATCCCAATATATTCTCAACGTAATATCGTCGGTAGCTTCAATAGCTTTGTATCCCTTGCCGCCACAATAGGGGCAGGGCATACCTCGCTCAAATGGATACGGGCCTCCAGATTTATATAAACTAATAGACCTATTGCTAGTGCCAAATGTATCCAAATAGCAATTTGGACATTCTTCCTTCTTCTCTGGATAAACAAGACGGCCAGTTCTGGTAAACAAAAGAACCGCCTCATTATAAGTCGAAAAAACCGAACTCGGAATGTTAATAGCCATTTAATAACCTATGCTACGTCGTCACCTTGGTAATATCTAGGATCATCGTATCTTGAATCTAAACTAGCATCAATATCTGCTATAGACTGATCCACGTTGCTTGGACCCACCTGTGGATCAAGCGTGTGATTTGCATCAACCACATCAGCAGCAGCCAGCCCTCTAGCCCCGCCAACGCCGACAATTGCTCTGCCGCCCCTTGGTTGATCGTCTCCACTTTTGATTTTTTGCGAAACCGCCATTTTTTATTCTCCGTTAATAGAAATGATAACCACGATCATCGTAAGTATTTGCATTAAGGCCGATGCTTGCCGGACTGTAAGGACCAAGAATAGCAGCACCAGCAGGACCACCATCGCCGCCGCCCGAAGCATACAAATATGCATTAAGCATATCATCATATTTTTTGCAAAGATCGTTGTATAGAGCGGAAAGACTCGCGCTCACACCGCGAAGATCAATTGCCGATGGGCCGTCTTTAATGGAGATAGCGTTTGCCGATTCTGTCTTTACCTCACTGCCAAGTAAAATACAGGCAGATTTATAAAGAGTAAGAATTGTAAAATCTGTATCTTTTTGTGTTACAGGATCTGGACTGATTGTCACAGCCCCAACATCCACTGTATAATTATTTGCAAAGTCAGCGTCATTTATAACATTAAAAGCGCCAACTACGATAATCTGTCTTAATCTCTCATCAGTAAATTTGGCTCTATCCAAATCACCAATCAAAGACCTTAACATTAAAACTAGATCAGTTCTCCACATATTAGCACCTAATGTATGTTTTCGTAAACTCTAAAATTGCCGACGTTAGTGTTCCAGCTTCCGTCAGGGGTTACTACACTTGCTTGTAGCTCCCAGTTTCCAGCTGTATTTAAATCTCCGTCAACGGTGGCATATTCAATCTTTCCATCTGAACCATCGCTAGTAAAAACGGCAGCCCTACTAAAAGTAGTACCGTTTGGCGCTCTAAAATACAATACTTTTGCTGTGGCCGTACTGATATCAGCCGCACTAGTTGTACCAGTTGAACTAGTGTCAAATACGGTAACTCTAAAAACTGTACCGATATCGTTTACGTGAGCTTGTTCTGTAAATGCCATAATATTTTTCTCCTTATATTAAATACACAATAAAGAGCGTTTTTTATCTAAAATACAAAAAATACAAATGAAGACCTTACTGTTTGTTGTGAAACAGTAAACATCCCTATTGTGTAATACGTTGGAGCGAAATATGAAGATGGAAAATATGACATATTAACCTGTACTGTCTAGTGTTATAGAACTTCTATTTCCGTTTGAGTCTACAGTGGCAACAATCCTGTCCGCACTATCGTCAGCAGATCTAAATGTAATCGTTGTGGTTCCGCCGCCAGTAACCTTGCCTGCCAAGGCAGAAAGACATAGCTTGAGGGCGGATTCTAGCGAATAACCATCAACATCACCAGCCGCAAGTACGTCACTTGATGTTCCGATTATCTTGATTGGTACGGCATATTCACTCCAAGCTGTACCTGAAATATCGCCATTCACCTTACATATTAGCCTATCTCCCTCTGCGGGAGCAGGAGTTACAGATGCAAAAACTATTTCATATATGCCCGTACTAATAGTATTTACGGTTGGCACAGTCGAGAAACCATTTAACCTTGTTGTAGATGCATTGATTGTAGCGGCCACATGAGACCCCGTAGAATCTATAACATTTACCAATACTTTAATATCGTCGCCTACATAGGCTGTTTGCTCTTTACTCATTTATATTACCTATGATAATGGGTGAAATTTTGT